ATAGTACCAATGGGTGCGCTCTGGCTCGCTACGTAGTGTTGTTGCTACGGGAGTTTATGTATTGCATAAATGCGATCGTCCACCTTTCTTTATCAGGTGGGCGCCCTAAATCTGTGTGTCTCAAGATGACTTTTCTTTTACGTAACTCAATGTACGTACCTCCCAACTCTACACTGTGTTGTAGATGAAGTATTGTTTTAGTAATCGGATTACCCATCATAAATCCGTTCCTTATGTATCCGCTGTATTCCACCGGCTCCCAAAAATTATCATAGGTCTTATAGACCTCTTTTACTTCTTGTGGTAGGAAAAGAACTTTCCTAATTAATTCTCCATATGCTGAAGGAAAGCATATGTATGACATAAATGCTCTTAGAGACGTGATTCCTATGTCTCTTTCAATAAAATCTGTGGACTCTGTCCAGTCCGTATAATACGCATACATTCGTTTTGCGTTTATCTGAGTACCGATCATTGGTCGATACAGTTCTTCAAAGAAGGGTTGTCCTTCTACATTCGGGTGAATTCTCTGATAGAATTTCCATGCATCTGATGAGGATCTTAGTCCAACCTCATGTTCCCTTACTAATCCTAATAGGATTTGACAAATCTTCCCGCCTAGTGCTAGGAATGAATTGTACTCAGTCGTACTCTTTATCAGGTTTCGTTGTTTACCTGGTTCTTTTATATGCAGTATACGCGCATAGTTGAATTGAGAGTCATCAAAGCCCTCAAACTTTTTCTCAGGATAAAATATACCTGGTTTCAATTCTTGCTTCGTTTTCTCGGCAAGTTTTCGTAATTCACGATTTGTGAAATTCATAGCTAACTGGTAAGATAACCAGAAAATAAACTTTGAATAGGATATTTGTTCCTTTTCGAAAACATCAAACTCATAAAGTAGTTTGTGATTATGGAGATCATATACGGGGATCTTCCAATGGTAAACTCTTGCCAAGTTATAGAGACGTCTTACGTCTTCTAATTTCCCTCCCATGTGCAAAGGGGTGTTGTAAGAAGCAGCTAGCTTCACGTCAAATTCGACTTCTGATTCGATTTCTTCAATTAGCTTATTCCATGTGTCTAAGCCTAAACTGCTGAATAGTCCTTTTGGGACTCTCGCCAATTCCAAATGTGTTTGGACTGATTTTCCGATCAAATCGTAGTGATCTTGTGATATTCGCACTTGTTCGCGTGCTAATGTCTGCCTAAATTCAAAGGCCTTTGCTACCGAAATTGCATCTGGTAGATAACACAAGCTTCTCGTTTGAGTGAGAAGAGCACCATCTAACTTCCATTGAGGAGTTAGTGTATAGTCAGTTCCTTTTCTAAACTGAATATTTGCCGCACGGTTCTTTAATGTATACAAAACCTGTGCAAATAGATTAACTCCTTGAATTGGAGAAAAATCAAATACGCATGCTTCTCTGCGTATTTTCAGTTCTTCATGATTGAAGCGCTCTTTAAAGTGGTTCATAGCCTCTTTAACGTTCTTAAAGATCGATTCGTCTTTAGGTAATTCCTTAGGAGTACCACCGTCTCCTATGGGTACTGGTTGCGACAATTCATCATATATCGCCCAAAAGCATCTTGCTGATTCAAGTGCTAAATCAGTATAGTCGAATTCTCTGACTATAAGAAAATGCTTCACGATAATACCATTAGTGAAGTATATTGCCTGTTTTACGTTCCGTTTAACAGTATCAAATACGCCTTTCTTTTCTAGACGTCTTCTTTTGCTATAGTTTGAATACCAATAGCAACTTTCTAATACTGCAACTAGTTGCTCGTATGTTTCTATTTTCGCGAACGAATCTGTTCCCGAGATCTTTCTCAATTCTACTCCGTAATCTCCGGAGAGTATGTTCTTTGAATCCTTACAGAAATACACTTCTGAAGGTTTGATCTCTTCCACATCCGAATCATCCGGATTGGTTTTACAGAACATTCCTCTAATGAATGTCTTGAAACATATTTCCGTTGCAATTAGGTCTAAGCACGGACAATTTCTTTTGATTGGGAACTTCTTTCCTTTTCCCATCATACATCCTTGACATAGCTCATCGTGGAATATTGCTACGTCAGATTGGGTTTTCTCTACATTTACTATATTGAGAAACGGTATCGTACTAGTGTGAACTATGTACCGTACATCGACATGATTTTCGTCATCACTATCATGTCGTATTTGTGACAATGAGCTTGACTCTGTTGAACTGAGTTGCTCTAGAATTTCGGAGAAGGATGTTTCTCCCTCTCGGAGGATTTCTGATAAAGACATTCCCGTATCAGTGGGACTCGTAACGAGTGTCACTATATCGCCA